GAGGCGGCGCGCGTCGCCAAACCGATCCGCGTGTGCCTCGACACCTTGCCCGGCGAAGGGTGCCAGTTTCCGACCTCGGAGAATCCCTGGCGGGTCTGCGACGACCCGCGCGCGCCGGCGTCGCCGGCGGCAACCCGGCTGTCACCCTACTGCGCGGCGCACATCAAGCGCGCCTACCTGAAGCGCGCCGCGTGACGACGCAGGTCGCCGAGCTGCTGGCGGATTCCGGTGACCCGTTCGCGATCTGCGTGCAGCAATATGCACGGCAGCCGAATGCGTTCTGGCGCGAAGTGCTGGGCAGAGAGCCCGACCCGTGGCAGGAGCGCGCCAACCGCGCGCTGGCGCACGGCCATCGCCGCATCGCGGTGCGCAGCGGTCACGGCGTCGGCAAGGGCGTCTGGCTGGCCTCGACCATCGTGTGGTTCACCTGCACGCGGGCGCCCTACAAGGTCGGCGTGACCGCGCCCTCGGCGCCGCAGCTGCACGATGCGCTGATGGGCGACGTGCGCGCGACCTATCGGCTGCTGCCGCAGTCCTGGCAGGAGCTGTTCGACGTCGACAGCGACCATGTAAAACTCAAGGCCTCGCCGGACACCTGTTTCGTCACCGCGCGCACCTCGCGCGCCGATAATCCCGAATCGCTGCAGGGCCTGCACAGCGACAATGTCCTGCTGGTGGTCGACGAGGCGTCGGGCGTCGCCGAGCAGGTGTTCGAGGCCGCGGGCGGCTCGATGAGCACACCGGGCGCGGTGACAATCTGCTGCTCGAACCCAACCCGGGCGACGGGATTCTTCTGGCGCGTGCATACGCTCGAGCGCGACCGCTGGTTCTGCATGCGGGTTTCGTGTCTCGAATCGCCGCGCGTGTCGCGGGATTTCGTCGAGGAAATCGCCAACCGCTACGGCGAGGATTCCAACGCCTACCGGGTGCGAATTCTCGGCGAATTTCCCACCGCCGACGAGGACACGGTGATTCCCGCCGGGCTGGTCGACGCGGCGATGGCGCGCGACGTGCCGCTCGATCTCACCGCGCCGGAAATCTGGGGACTCGACGTCGCCCGCTACGGCGCCGATGCCAGCGTGCTGGTCAAGCGGCGCGGTGCCGTGGTCGCGGAAATGCCGCGGCGCTGGAATGGCGTCGACACGATGGCGCTGGCCGGCGCGGTGAAGGCGGAATACGACTCGCTCGCCTCGCCGGCGCGGCCGCAGCTGATCGTGGTCGACGTGATCGGCATCGGCTCGGGCGTGGTCGACCGTCTGAGCGAACAGAACCTGCCGGTGCTCGGGCTCAACGTCGGCGAATCCCCAAGCGCCGCCGGGCGCTTCGTCAGGATGCGCGACGAATTGTGGATCCGCGCGCGCGAGTGGCTCGAGGGGCGCAACGTGCGGCTGCCCTACGACGAGCGGCTGCGCGCGGACCTCGCCGGGCCGCGGCTGACGTTCATGAGCGACGGGCGCGCCCAGGTGGAATCGAAAATGCAAATGCGCTCGCGTGGCCTCGCCTCGCCCGACGCGGCGGACGCGTTGATCATGACCTTTGCCCCCGGCGGCATGGCGCTGCAGGGCGGCATGGGCGGGCTGTTGAACCCCCGCATCCCGCTGCGCCGGGTGATCGCGGGGACCGAGTGACCGAGCACGACATTACCGCGCTGGCCGTGCTGTTCCGGCAATTCTGCGACGCCGAGACGCAGCGCACGCGCGAACTCGCCATCGCGCGCAGCTATTTCGAGCAGACGATCTATCACCTTCGCATGCACCACGAAAAACAGGCGGCGCTCGAGGGCGCGCAGGAGGCGTGAGATGGAGCCAGCCGGCACGATCGTGAGCGAACAACCGTCCGACGATCCGGCGTATCGGCGCTGCGACGGCACCTATGTGCCGGGTTGGCGCTATCCCGACTATCGCCGGCGCTGCGGCGGCCAGGCCGGCGCGATCGGCATCGATCTCTGGCGCACACCGATTGCGCCCGGCTACTCGATCCGCCTGGTCGACGATCCCGCCGCGGCCGACCCGCCGCCGGACGGATTTTCCATCGCCAACCCGCCGCTGCCCTATCAGATCTGGATCAATCCGGTCGGCGACGTGACCGCCACCGACACCGCGACGGTGACCGCCGAGGGCCACATGGAGCCGATGACGGCGAGCTGCGACTGCGTCGTGCTGTCGCTCGACGAAAGCTGGGTGTCGCCGCCGCTCGCGGTCAACATCCTGCCCGACGGCACGCTGCTGCTGTCCTGTGCCGGCGTGCCGGTGGGCGACAGTTATCATTTCCGACTGTGGGTGCGCGGGCGCCCCGACATCACCACGCAGTCGAACGATTTTCAGGTCAGCGCGGCATGAGCGGTGTCGGGTTCATTCCGCCGCTCGCGCAGCCCGCCGGGCTGCCACAAGCGCCTGCCGGCCTGCCACAGATGCAACGCCGCCCCGGCCTGCTCAACCCGTCAGTGATCGACCTCGCCAGCCTACCGCCGCCACAGCCCGCGCATATGCCGCACGAGATCATGCTGGCCGGACATCTCGCGCTGACCGATCGCGCGACGCTCGGCGCGGCGATGCCCGAGCTGTTCGGCGAACAGGCGTTTCCGCCGCCGCTCGATCAATACCAGGCCGCATTGCAGCCCTCGATCCCGCCGGCCGGCGTCGCGTGGCAGCAGGAGGTGATTTTCGACACGATCGCGGTGCGCGACGACGACGTGCAGGCCGAGATGATGGCCTATTACGAGCAGGCGCGCACCTACGACACCGCCCTGTCGGTCGATCGCATCAAGGCGTCGGATGCGTATCGCGGCAAGGAATTCGGCGACGAGGAGCCGGGGCGCTCGCGGCTCGTGCTGACCACGGTGCGCGACACGATCCGCGCGACCATGCCGTCGTTGCTGCGGCTGTTCACCGGCGTGGAGAATCCGGTCGAGTTCACCCCCGCGGTGTCCGACAACGAGCAGCTCGGCGAATTGCATGCCGAGCTCGCGCGGCAGGCGACGTCATATGCCCACTGGGCGCTGTTCACCGCGAATCGCGGCTGGATCGTGCTGCACGACGCGATGCTCGACGCGCTCACGCGCAAGGTCGGCTGGCTACGCTGGCGCTGGGGCGAGCGCCGCGCGCAACGGGTCGAGGATTGCGAGCGACTGCTGGCGCCGCAGCTGCGCGCGCTGCTCGCCGAGCCCGGCATCGTGGCGCAGCGAGTCACCAAGCGGCCGATGCTGCCATCCGAGCAGCGCGCCGTGGCCGCGACGCCAGAGGGGATGGCGTATTTCCAGGGTGGCGGGCCGCCGGTGCTGTATGGCGCGCGCATCCTGCGCAGCGCGGCGCGCGCCTGGCCGATCGTCGAGGCGGTGCCGCCGGAATGCGTGTGGATCGTCGCCGACGCCGACCAGGCGCAGACCGCGCGGGCGATTTTCCATGTGCGTGACGTGCCGGCGTCGGATCTGATCGCCGCTGGGCTGCCCGCCGAGGCGGTCGAGCGTGCCGCGGCGGCGGATGCCACGACGACGCGGCGGCGCCAGGAGATCACCGCACGCGATCCGGTCAGCGGACGCGCCTGGCGGGCGCAGCAGCCGGGCAGCGACACCGCGATGAAGATGGTGCGCTATGTCGAGGGCTGGTGTCAGATGGACACCGACGGCGACGGCGTCGCCGAGCTGATCCACACGCATGCGCTCGGCTCCACACCGCAATTATGCCGCTGGGATCGCTGCGACGAGGTGCCGTTAAGCGCCATGACGCCGTATCGCGAGCCCGGCCGGGTGATCGGCTACAGCCAGGCGGATATGTGCATCGATCTGCAGCGCACCGAAACCCGCGTTATGCGGGCGACACTCGACAGCCTGGCGCAGAGCATTTTTCCGAGGACGGTCGTCGACGTGAATTCGACCTATCTCGAGGACACGCGGCAGACCGCGATCGGTGCGATTATCCGCGTGCGCCAGCAGGGCGCGGTGACGGAATTGGTCAAACCCTTCATCGGCGACAAGGCGCTGATGGTGATGGAGCAGCTCGAGGCGGTGCGCGAGTCGCGCACCGGCATCACCCGCACCAGCCAGGGGCTGACCGCGGATGCGCTGCAATCGACCACGCCGAGTGCGGTGAGCGCGCAGACCGGTGCGGCGCAGGATAGGATCGACATGATCGCGAGGACCATGGCGGAAACCGGCCTGGTGCCGCTGTATCAGGGCCTGCTGCGGCTGATGGCGCGGCATCAGGACCGCCCGAACGTGCTGTCGATCCGCGGCAAGTGGATCACCGTCGATCCGCGCGCACTGAGCGTGCAATGGGACGTGCAGACCAATATCGGCGGCAAAGGCACGCCGGCGGAACGCCTCGCCATGCTCAACGCGGTCGCCGCCAAGCAGGAGGCGATCCTCGCGCCGGCGGTGGCGCAGGGGCAGCTCGACACGCCGATCGTCGGGCTGCCGGAGTATCGCAACACGCTGGCGCGCATGTGCGAGACGGCGGGGATCTCCGATGTGGTGTCGTATTTCAAGGAGCTGCCGCCGAACTGGCAGCCGCCGCCGCCGCCGCCGCCGCAGCCTTCGACGGAACAGGTGCTGGCCCAGGTCGAGGCCGGCAAATTGCAGGCGCAGTCGCTCGATGACGCGCGAAGCTCGCAGACCGACCGCCTGAAATTGGCGTTCGAGGACGATCGCAGCCGCGCCGAGTCGGCGGTCACCGCCTGGGTGCAGGCCTATGTCGCGGCCGGCAAGAACGGCACGCCGCTGCCGTCGATCGACGAATTCAAGGCGGCGCTGCGCTCGCAGATCCCGCTGCAGGCGCTGCTGGTGCAGCCGGCGCCGCCAGGCGGGCCCGCACCGCCTCCAGGGCCGCCGCCGGGCGCCGCCGGACCGCCGCCGCCGGCGCTGGGCGCGCCGCTG